GGAAAACTCGCACACCAGGTCATGATCGAGAGGGTCAGGGATTTGGCAGCGGCGAACGGCTGGACCGTTCTGCGGTTTGACGACTCAGGTGTTAATCACGAGGTCATCTTGAAGGGTGTCGGCCTGAGTGGGCTTGAGGAAATTTACATCGGCTTCCGGACGTACCAGAACACCAATGCTGACTACTACAACATGCTCGTTGGATGCTTCACAGGCTATGTATCGACAAATTCGTTTGACACTCAACCAGGGGCGTATCTGAGCGGTGTGCCCGCTCACAACAATCGTATCGACTACTGGATGGTCTGTAACGCACAACGTATTGCATGTGCAATGAAGGTCGGCACGCCGGTGTACGAACCGTTCTACGCAGGGAAGATGTTCCCCTACGGTCGCCCATCCCAGTACCCCTACCCACTGATATGCGGTGGTTCGCTCGTAGGGGCTGCAGCCACTCGGTTCTCAGAAGGTACACATAACTTCATGCTCAAGGGTGGCGCGAACGCCCGAATGGGGCTTCGGACAAACGATTCCTGGGTTAATCCGAGTGTACACCCTTACGACAACGCAACACTGTGCGGGACGACACAGTTGAGGGACACCAATGGCAAGTACACACTTATGCCAATTGAGATTTATTCAACCAACGGTCTCTACGGATCGCTCGATGGTCTATTTCAGATCAGCGGTTTTAACAATGCTGTTGAAAATACGATTGTCATTGGTGGTGTCACTTACGTCGTTCTTCAGAACGTGTGGCGAACAGGGTTCGCCGATTACTTCGCAATGAGGATGGAATAATGGCCTATCAAACTGGTGTCGTGAACAACCTTGTCGATATTCAGACTGCGATCAGGCTTTTCCTCGTAGCAAACGGGTGGACGTGGTCAGGCGGTGGAGGTGGCCCTGTTCTCCACAAGGACCAGATATTCGTCAAATTCATCACCCCGACTGCCGATACTGTCATGTTTGTCGGTACTACAGCACTCAGCGGTGGGTCTGATACGCCGAGACAGGTTGGTATGGGTAGGATGGTCTACTCAGGGACAGGTAATGTCCCCGCATTGATCACTTTCCCTGCAACTTACTGGGCGTTCCTGAATGACGATGAGTTTTATTTCGTACTGAAATATGACACCACAAGGTATCAATTTGTTACCTGGGGTAAATCAACACTTGATGTTGGTGCAGGTGCGACAGGTATGTTCATCGCAGGTACGGTTAACGAATTGCTGACATATGGTGGCTACAACAATCTTGGGTCGTGTATCGAAATTAACGCGTATGGAGGTGGGCTTAATAGTTCGCACTCTCGAAGGTCTGCTGCTCCGTTTTGGGATTCTGTTCAAAATAGCTATGGTACATCGATGAGCACTTACACTGACCTCACTGCGAGTTTTGTACACAGTGACCTTGGGTCTGTATCGTGGCGACTTGGTGTTCAGCCGGTGGGTAATATCACTAGATGGGATTACGTTGGCAATGGTTATGCCGGGAACCTGCAGTCTGTGCTACCGAACACCTGGAATGCTGAAAGCCCATTCCTCCCATTGAGAGCGTATCGGCTTGTTGCAGAAACGAAGGTATCCCTCGTGCTCGACTTACGACATGCTCGACAATGCCGAATTGACAATTTCTCTGATAATGAAGTTGTCACTATCGGAACCGATGACTGGCAAGTCTTTCCTTTCCATCGACGGAATATGGCTGCACGTAACGGTGGGTCAAATGTTGACCACACAGGTACGTTTGGTTGGGCAATCAGAAAGGTTATGTGATGGCAGTTCTGATCGCCTGGGAGGTTGACCGTGGGTTGAGCGAGATTACCTGCCTCGCTTTTAACCCGACGATCAACGTTGAATATGTCGCTACAGGTGACGCACCACTGGATACGCATGTTCAGTTGGTGACATACCCTGTAGTACCTCAATTCCCGGTCAGCACGACCCCGTACCAAAAGCAAGGCTCGCTGATCGGTGCATGGTTCGACGACCTATACCATAGAGTGCATATCTCACCACGGAATATAGCCCTCGGTAACACGTTCGGTAATCAGACTCGCACTATCAATGTGTGGAACGCCCACCTGACACCGAAGGTGCTTGACACCATTGACGGGATAGGCACTGACGGTATGTCGATAACGACCCCTTCGACTCTGCCGATCACATTTTCAGTCCTCGCCGAAAAGCAATTCACCCTCAACGTATCCCTCGATGGGCCGGCTATCATCAACGGGGTCTTCCTGTTCGGTTTCACTGCAGAAGCTGTATCGCTCGTGGTCACTGGTCGCCGTGTCGTAACCTGGCCGTACCAGCCAAACTGGAAGACGCCTGTGACTGAAGTGATCGAATGGAAGACAGACATACTTCGGTCGTTCGATGGGAGCGAGGTAAGGCGGGAATTACGCACTCGTCCGAGGCGCTCATTCACCTACAATCTGACCCTGCATGGTCGGGAACCATCACGCCTCGACAACCTATTGTGGGGTTGGCAGAACCGGAATTTTGCAGTACCTGTGTGGATGGACAAGTCGAAGTTGATTTCGGATATCAATGCGGGTGCGCTCTCAATCAACCTATCGACAGTCAACAAGTCCTTCACCGAGGGCGGGTTAGCTATCGTCTACGCAGATAGTCGGCGGTTTGAGATCGTCGAGATAAGCACGTTGACAGCGTCCGCGCTGACCTTGAAGCGTCCAACAGAGTCATCGTGGTCTGCTGGTATTTCGGTGTACCCGTGTGTCATCGCTCACCTACCGAAACAAGTTTCCGTCAATCGACTCACAGACTCTGCTATCAGCGTGACAGTTGACTTCGCATGTGAGCCTGCCGCAACCGACCCGTATCTGCCTGTCGTCGCTGCACCAATGACACATCAGGGGGTTGAGGTTGTGAGTAGACAGCCGAACTGGCAGGGTGGTATCGACAACACTTTCGACTATGTGTTCAGCACATTGGACACCGATTCCGGCACAATTTTGTGGTACGACTCTGAAGCCTTCCCCCGGATCAACCGCAACTACAACTGGCTTCTTAAGGATCGTGACGCGATTCGAAAAATGCGTGAGATGTTGGCTCGGAGAAGGGGGCGAATGAAGGCTGTATTCGTCCCAACATGGCATTCCGACATGACTCTGATCGAGGATGTCGGTGCCCTTGCGGTTAGCTTCAAGGTTGAGGCAAACGAGTTTGCCGAGATGGTAGGTGCCGCCCCTTCTCGGCAACACCTTGTTGTGAGACTGAAATCAGGCCAATGGTTGATCAGACAAGTTCTCAGTGCGAATACGGTCGGCACAGAAACAACCATCGTGCTTGATTCTGCTGTCGGGGTTTCGTTCACACCTAGCGACGTTCAGGCAATCCATATGGTGATGCTGAGTCGCCTGAACACCGACAGCATCAGTTTTCAGTGGCATACCGACAGCGTGGTTGTGGTAAACACGCCGTTCATCAATATCAAGGGGTAGTCATGAGTTTTGCTGCAATGGAAACAAGCATTGACGATAGCCGTCCTGTTGAATTGTTCCTGATCACTTATTCAGGGGCAAGCTGGCGGTACACATCGGCAGCACAGGTAATCACGCTTGACGGCTTTACCTTCGAACCGATCCCATGTAGCGCGTCCGAAATTGAGCAAGAAATCGGCGCGAGTAAAAACGGCCTGTCGTTTACCTTCCCACATGACGTTGCCTTTTCCGATTTGTTCAGGATTCAACCTCCGTCAGAAGTAGTGTCGCTGACCATGTACGTTCAGCATATGAGTTCGCCGGGTGATTACGTGGTGGCCTGGAAGGGGCGTATCGTCAACTGCGATTGGAAGTTCCCGTGGGTCGAGTTGATTACTGAGACTATCGTTTCGTCGCTCAGGCGAGTCGGCGTCCGTCGCACCTACGGTACAGCATGCCCATACCCGCTTTATAGTACTAAATGCGGCGTGTCGCGGGATACCTACCGGCTCAACGGGCCTATCCTCACGCTAGGTGATTTGTCACTCACATTACCTGTCGCCATCGGACTCCCTGACAACTATTTTGCAGGCGGGCTTCTCACCTGGACAAAAGCAGGTATGCCAAGCCCTGAGAGTCGCATGGTCATGACCTCCAACGGGACGACAGGGTTGATCACGTTCAGTGCACCAACACTCGGTCTTTTGGTCGGACAGGATGTCAGCGTGTATGCAGGTTGTGACCATTCGATTTCAACTTGCAGTACCAAATTCAACAACAAAGACAACTACGGGGGATTCCCGTATATTCCAACTATCAATCCGTTCACCGGGGCAACGCTCTACTGAGGTATTTATCATGGGATGGGAATACTTACTTTACGCTGTCGTGATGTCTGCATTGAGTTATGCAATTCAGGCAGCAACTGCACCTAAGCCTGAAGCACCGAAGGCAGGGCAACTTGACATTCCGACAGCCGAAGTAGGTCGCCCTGTCCCCGTACCCTTCGGGACGAACATTATCAAGCAGTCTAATGTCGTGTGGTTCGGGGATGCCAGTACTACCCCAATCAAGAAGAAGGCCGGCAAGTGATCTTGGTCACGATCAACGACGCAGCGGCGATTGGTTACTGTCGAAAGGGTTGCCGTCGCTTTGCCGAACGCTACGGCCTGGACTATGCGACCTTCCTGAGCCAAGGGCTACCAGAAAGCGCATTCGACGGAATAGACGACAGTATGGTGACGGCGGTCATCGAACAAGCAAAAAAGAGGATGGAGAGCGAGAATGGGTAGCCCGAAAGCAGTGACTGTCGGATACAACTACTACATGGGGGTGCATATTGTCCTGTGTCACGGTCCTGTCGACAAAATATCAGAACTCATCATCGGTGAACGGTCAGCATGGTCAGGGAGTATCACAACATCGTCCGCTATGCAGGTTGACGCACTGACGTTGTTCGGGGGTGAGAGTAGGGAGGGCGGGGTTAAAGGTGTAGTGGACATTATGATGGGGGGAGCGACTCAGACACCGAATACCTACCTCACCGGCAAAATAGGTGCCCTTATGCCTGCTTTTAAGGGCGTCGTGTCGGCAGTGTTCCGAGGGAAGTCCTCTCGCAGTTTTATGTGGTCTGCGATGAACCCATATTTCAAATCACCCTGGTTTCGTGTTACGCGCATTCTGAGCGGTTGGAGTACCCCACTGTGGTACTCGGCGAAAGCGACAATCAATAGTCTCGACATGAACCCTGCCCATATTGTCTATCAGGCGACTACGGATACAAACTGGGGTGCCGGCAGACCTGTAGATGACCTTGACGACGCGAATTTCAGAGCAGTCGCTGATACTTTGTACAACGAAGGTTTCGGTCTTTCCTTACTGTGGTTAGAGCAGGAGAGCGTAGACGATTTCATCGACTTCATCCTATCCCACGTTGATGGTGTCCGTCGCTATGACATTCGCACCGGGAAGCTGCAGTTGAAGCTGATCCGTGACGATTACAACCTTTCGACCATCCCTGAGTTGAACCCGAGCAACATATTGAAGGTGTCATCGCTTCAGCGAACCGGGTGGGGGGAGATTGCGAATGAGGTCACTGTAAAGTATTTCGACCGTGAGCAAAAAACAGCATCCGTAACCGTTCACAACCTTGCTGCCATTGATGCCCAAGGCGGGGTTATTTCGGTCACCCGTGATTATCCGGGTATCCGTACACCTGAGCTTGCAGCAAGGGTGGCTGAACGTGACCTGATCTCGGTGTCCACACCGCTCGCGAAAATCGACATGATCGTGAATCGTGTTGCCTGGGATTGGCAGGCCGGAGACGTGTTCAAACTGAACTGGCCGAAAGAGCAGATCAACGGCCTACCGTTCAGAGTGGTCAAGATCAATAAAGGTACGCTACTCAACGGAGAAATTCATATTGAAGCAGTACAGGACGTGTTCAAGATGCCTGCCAATGCTTACGTCTCGTCGGCTGGCACGTCCTGGCAAGATCACCGTAGCACCCCTGTCCCGGTCACCCAGTACCGTGCAATTGAAAGTCCGTATTGGGATGTTGTCAGGCGTATGTCGGCCTCGGATTTCGCATATCTTGAACCACTATGGGCTTTCGGCTCAACGCTGGCTGCGAAACCAGTTACCGATGCGAGTGGTTACAATCTAATGGCGTCCTCGGTAGCTGGAGGGCCGTATGAAGAAGTCATGAACGAGCAGTTCGTGCCAACAGGGACAAATCAACTCAGCATCCCGATTGGTGCTGCGAATGTGACCATCCAGATAGTTGGCGGCGCGGACCTGGATGATATTGAGGTCGGTGATTATTTTTACATAGATGATGAGGCGTTCGGTGTCATCACGATTGATGCCGATACGAGCGTTGTGACGGCAAGCCGTGGGGTGCTCGACACTGTTCCTGCTGCCCATGCAGCAGGAACACGGATGTTCTTCGTCACTGATGCGCAATTCGGTGATCCGACAGAACGAGCAAGTGGTGAGACGGTGTATTACCGGATGCTGACCAATACGGGTAAAGGTGCACTGGCACTTGGTTCAGCGTCGACTGTTACTCTGAGTTTGCCGGGTCGTGCCCAAAAACCATACCCGCCAGGTAATCTGAAGATCAACAATGTCAGTTACCCTGTAAATGTGCTGACTTCGGCAGGGATCACGCTTTCTTGGTCCCATCGAGATCGTACACAGCAGACGGTCGACCTCGTCCCGACAAGCACAGGGAATATAGGTCCGGAAGCCGGTGTGACATACACAGTACGGATTTACAACCAGTCGAACACATTGCTCGGGACATATACCAATGCCACCAGTCCGTTCCTGGTCTCCACTGCGATCAGCAACGTGCCGGGTATCAAGCGAGTGGAGGTTCAAGCGGTACGCAGCGGTATGGTAAGTTGGCAATCATTGACCCATAGCTTTGAGGTTATCAGCGGATAGCCTTGCTGATAAAATCAACTTACGGTAATCTTCGCTCAGTTTGGTTGAGGATTACCGTAAATGGCTGACCACAGTGCTCTATCAAGTCCGGAAGGAACATGGTTCGGCGTCACACTAGCATTCGCCGTCGCTGGCTTTTGGGGCGGGGTAGTAAGCCTGTCGTTCATCAAGAATCTGACAGCACTACAGGGCGTTATTGCAGTGCTGACAGGGGTCGCGTCGGCGAGCTATTTCACTCCGATTGCCGTGCAGTTTTTCTTGTCGAGCAATCCTGGTGCAGCCAAGGAAAACGCCGTCGCTTTCATCATCGGCCTGACTGCTATGAACATCATCCCCGGAATCATCAAGGTATCGGAGATGTGGCGGCGAAACCCATTGTCAACGCTCAAGGGGTTGCAAGATGGATCAGGCGATAAGTAGTAATCCCTCCGACCTCGTGTCGATTTTCTCGGCGTCAGTCGTTGTCGTAACTGCGGTTTTCATCTTAGTTGTGAGCGGCTCGGCGATTTTCCGTATGGGTCCGAAGACAAATCACCTGATCCGGCTCGTCTACACCACGGCAGCAACAGGTGCGTTCGCACAGCTTGTCGGCGTGGTTCACCTCGGGATGCAGGCCACCGTCAAGGATATGCTAATCACGCTGAGTATCAGTGTATTGCTTGCACTGCTCGACCGCCGAAATCACACCGGACCTCATCCGAATATGCCCCATCGGGATAGACGCGGAGGTGCACATGGCTAGTCGTGAACTCAGCGAGCTTCATCCAGCAGCACGTTCCAAGGCGATGCAGTGGCAAGGTATGTGCAAGAAGGCTGGCGTCGACGTTCTGATCTACTGTACTTACCGCTCAGGCGGTGAGCAGAACACTCTGTATGCGATTGGTCGCACCGTCAAAGGCGAGAACGTCACTGCCAAACGACCAATGGGTAATACCGTCACCAATGCCCGAGCAAATCAGTCATACCATCAGTTTCGTTGTGCCTGGGACGCTGTACCAGTGCTGCATGGTAAGCCGATGTGGGGTGACACTGCGTCATACGAGATCATGGGGAAGGTTGCTGAAATGCTCGGTATCGAGTGGGCCGGAAGATGGACTGGTTCTCTCAAAGAGACAGCACATTTCCAATTCACCGGGGGTCTGACGCTTGCCGACTTCAACGCCGGAAAGGTGCTGACATGACCCTGTTCCCGATTAGCAAGGGTTACCTGTACGCAGCGATCACGATAACCCTTGTGATCAGTCACGGTATGGTCGCTTACTGGCAGTACGGCCAAGGTGTCGCCTCTTGTGAGGCAGCAACTGCTCGCGATGAGCGGGTTGCCCGAGTCGCTTACGACAAGGGTCAGGAAGGTGCCGCTGCCGCTATTGCCAAGCTGGAGATCAAGAATGTCACGATCAAACAACGTGTTGAGCGAGAGACTCGGGAAGTACCTGTGTATCGTGATTGCCGTCATTCCCCTGGCGGGATGTTGGGGGTCAATCAAGCCCTCTCCGGTAAGCCCGTCAGCCCTGGTAATAGCGAGTTGCCCTGACGATCTCGGTACTGTCCGTGACGACTCGTTCGGCGCAACAACCGAGAAGCTGGTCGAGGTCGCAGGGGTGTACTACAGATGCCGAAAAGCTGTTTTCGGCAATACCCCTGATTGACACTTGCCGCAACAATCAACATTCGGTTAGACTCTCAACCGTTTATTGCGGAGTGCCGCCATGCTGACTACCGGACCTAACCTTGGACTGCTCGATAACGGGGCTTTCGGCGAGCGTGTTTACCACGAGACGCTGCGGCTCTATCGGGCACTCGACGGCCTGGTGCAAGCCCACGTCAAGAGTATGTCGGCCAGTTCGCCACCTGTCAGCCCTCAAGAGGGCGATTCCTACATTGTCCCTGCCGGTGCGACCGGCGACTGGGCAGCATCGGTCGGTAAAGTCGCCCGCTGGACGGCCCGTGATGCCGTAGTTGAACCGAAGTGGGAGTACTTCAGCCCACATGCCGGATGGGAGTTCTCCGTGGACGACCTCGACATCAATGTGAGGTTTGATGGAACAACCTGGGTCGGCTGCAGCTTCGTTGTGTCCGACGCAGCCCCCGACGATGGTGACGGTCGCCCTGACGGAACCATTTACTTTCAGGTCACCTGACCTCATCGATCATTAAGGAGAAACAAACATGGCTCGATACGCACATCCCGATGTTCTCGATAACGGTGTCAAGTACATCAAGGACAACTGCAACAAGGTTATTCTGATTTCTGCATACTCGACCGCCTATGCAACCGTCAACGGGGCAAACAAGGTTGCCGAAGCTGCCCTGGTTACTGGTGACTTCGCGATCACCGGCGCTGATGGATCGGCCCGCACCCTGACGGCCACCCTGACCGGAAAGAGCGGCGGTAATGCCCTCCAGGGTGTTGCTGACGGGACCAACATGCACCTCGCTTTCGTTGATACCGTCAACTCCAAGGTGCTGTACGTCACCGAAGAAAGCTCGGACCAAGCGATCACCAACGGGAACCCGATTCAGTTCAACTCGAATCCGACTTACGTATCAGGTCAACCGACTGCCTAATCATGGCAACACCAGTTGGCGATTCTTACGGGTGTGCGTCCGGTGGCTACATTGCGGCTGGACGCCACCGCTTTACGCATAACGCGTTGCTTGACCTGATCGCCGCTGCATCTGAATCTTCATGGTTAAAGGTCAACACGAATACGATGCAGAGCGTGTGGCCGTCGTCCGACTATCTACCTTTGTTCGGGGCAGGACCAGGATCACCATCTGCCATTATTCGTTGCTGGTCAGGTTTCGGATGGGACGATGTTAATCATCGTCTAGTGATCTTCGGTGGTGGTCACGCAAACTACAGCGGGAACGACACCTACATATGGGATGCGGTTACTCGTGAGTGGGAACTAGCATTTTACCCATCCGACGTTAAGGCCAATGCTTCAGGTCATGAAACTGTAGATGGCCCACTGCATAGCCCTGTATCGAGCCATACGTACTGCAATAATAACTACCTGCCGAAAATAGGTCGATTTGTTACCTTTGGGGGTGCTGCGCATTCATCAGGTGGACCTTTCCTTGTCACTGATAGCGGCGGTGCTACGTTGCGCATGCTACCAGGTGGGTACACCTGCGATCTGTCTCAAGCTGGACAGGGAAAAGTTGGCGGCTTGGCTGGTAGTAACGTCAAACGAGGCAGTACTGCGGCAGTCAACCTTGACGGTGCAAATGCCTGGTTGGCTAGAGACTGGTTGTTGGATCACCCGCAAGCCACTCTCGCAAACGAACTGACACGCCACGTCAACTTCTTCACCGTCTACAGGGAGGAAGCCGGAAAGGATGTACTTTATGTCGGTGCAACCAGTGGTGGGACAAACCCGAGCCTCTTCCGCGTTCAATATAACGATGCTGACAACTATCTCACCGATACGATCAGCAAGGTCGGTAAAACCTGGACAAATACCGGGCTTGATACAGGCGCGGCTCTCGACGTCGACAAAAACGTATTGATCTACCTCGGACCATCGGGCAGCTACCCAATCTACGGATGGGATTTAGATTACGCTGGTTCGGAAAATACCAACTTCAGGGTGGCCTCGGCTGATCTGACCGGCCCTGGTGCCGCCGAATTTCTCTCAGTTGGAACAGCAGATATGGGCCTGCTCTATGACCCTCGTCGCGGCTATTTCGTCACATGGGAGAGAGGTGGTCGAGTATGGTCGATCCATACTCCCGTTGGTGACCCTGTGCCTACAACTGGATGGTACGTCGAAAAGATTTCAGACCCCGTAACGCCACGACCGAAAACTGGTGCGGAACTGGGTATCGACGCTGCAAATACCGAATGGGATAAGGGTGTCGTCGGTAAGTGGAAGTATGCAAAAGACCTGGACTGCTACATCGGCCTTCAAGGTGCATTTTCCGGTGACGTTTGGTTGTACAAGCCAGCCGGTTGGCACGACCCGAGGAATGGATAACAATGCCCTACACGCTTAACACTGCGCACGCTTTATACCCAAATCTCGTTGAACTAATCGGCGTTAAAGACGGTGCACTTGTCTCACACAAGACTGCAAGGACATTCACCAAACATGCCGAGGCCAGCTATGTGACTGGTGGGACATACGGTGAGGCGTTCAGAACGGTCGGTGGAGGTTTCACCGTCAAGGGGGCGTCATACTCGCCGGCTGTGTCGATTGACACGACAGCCAATCCGAATGCGACGATTGTCATCGTTGTGAATAGCATCTCGTCAACAGGTGGTGGCGGGAAATACAATATGTTCGGTTCGACAGCTACTGCTGCCGGCGCATTCGCACTGGGGTTGACCAGCGCTGGCGTGATAACCGCCCTGGAAAACTGGAATACGCTACGCACGACAGGTACTGCCGACCTCGATACGCCAAGCGCCCCACACATGCTTGCGGCTATCAAGATTGGCGAAACCGCCCATAAAGTCTATGTTGATGGGTCGTTCAACATAGACTCTGCTACCCGGCTTGCGTACAATACGGTCGGCGGTGCATTTTGGGATTATATCGGCGGTGCAACAGGTCAAGGCTCATGTACCGAGGATGTCGTCTGGATCGCGTGGTTCAATAAGGCGCTCTCCGAGGCCGAGCTTGACAGCTTGTACTCGTCACTCGGGGCAAACAATGCGTTCGGACTGGTTAGCGCCGGGACTCCGCATAATGTCACTGGTGCCAATTCAAACCAAAGTAACATCGCATCGAGCGGTGGGGTTAGCCAACAGTCGACAACCTTTATCGCAGGTTCGAACAGTACTCAGCATAATACGTGCAGTACTGGGTCAGTCGTTTCGAATTCCGGTGCTACGATCATCATCCCACCGCTGCACGACTGGGGGACCGGAAACCTACTTCCAGGTGAAACAAATATTACCGTTTGGGTGAACGACGAGGTGACAGGTGAGCTAGTCGTCAAGTTAACCGGACAGTCGTCACACGCTACTACGGCTGTCGTTACTGTGAGTGATGCCGCCCTGGTCGCGGCAACTCAGTATAGTGTTCGCACCAAGCTGGCTAACGGTGCTCAACACACCTGGACATATACTGCATCATGAGTCACCCCGTAGCCCTGGTAGCACCGATCAGTGGAGCACATGCGGTAAAGCTCTACGCAGGATTCGGTATCCTCGGTGCCGATATACCGAACAGTGGTGATAACGGACCAAGCCCGGTTATCAATGACGGGCTTACACCTGACTCGGAGTATCACTGGCGAGTAGTATCACAGCCGGCATCAGGCGTACTCACGATCTATCCGAATCTGACATTCGAACACGTCGGAGCGTCGGATGGGACGTATCAATGGTCATACCGACTGTTCGAAAACGGCGTTGATCAAGGGGTTGCGACTGTCTACGACCATTTCGGCCCGTATACCATCACGATAGCGAACTCTCAGCAGAGCAATCAGGTCAGTTCGGCATTCGTCAGACAAACCCACCTTGTTGGGGCGGCTTCCTGTCGGCAGTCGAACATCGCCAGTGCGGGCGGGGTAAGTCAAGCGTCGACAACGTTCATCGCGGGAAGTCACTCGACGCAAGGTAACATTGCATCGGCGGGATCGATTAATCAGCGTCACCTGATCAGCGGTACTAGCTCCAATCAGGCAAACCATGCTGTACCCGCAGCAGTCAACCAGACTCATCGCCTGACTGCTGCAAATTCACAGCAGAATAACCGGGCGTCAGGTGGAGGGGTTACCCAGTCGTCGAGCACGTTCGTTGCCGGAAGCAACTCAACTCAGGGGAATCAGGCTACGCCGGCCAGTGTCAGGCAGACGCACAACCTGGCAGCGGCGAACTCTGTTCAGGTGAACAATGCTTCCCCTGTCATGATCAGGCAGACACACCTGATAAACGTGGCGAACTGCAGCCAGCGAAATATATGCTTGGCGGGTCGTGTCAGCGATGGGCAAACCACAGGTATCCGTGTCAAGTTCAACGGGGCGATTGTGGACGTCACAGCGGCTTATTCGAAGCAGGGTGGTGTCTACGTCCCTGTTGTCGGCCATGCTAAACACGGTGGTGTCTACCGGCAGTTCTCATGAGCACGGTTGAGTACTTCACTCGGGATCAGCTTGCCGACTATGTGAATGAACATAAGAAGCAGTTCCCCGAAAAAGGTCACTACCGAGTTGAGCTTCGTCACTTCATTGTCGCCAAGCCGCCAAAAGTCATGCAGCATGACGATCACGACGAGGTATTCATTCTTGCTGGTGAACCCTGGCCGTAGGAGATCATCATGCCCGCTGAAATCGTCAATCTCGCGAAGTGGAAAGCCGAACACCCGCCTGTTGTGATGTGCTTTCAAGCGGGCTATCGATGCTGGTCGGCATGGGTGAAACTGTGGTGCCCGTGGGTACGGTAATCGCATGTTCGACACCAAGGAAGTACCACGCCATGTTCTGTTGACGACGACCAACTGTGACAACATTTCCGAAGTCGTCGACGCAGTTCATAGTGAACGGTATTTTGCATTGAGGGCCGACCATAATCACAGTTCTTCCTCCTTCGCCGGCAGTGGGTCAGCCCATCTGCGGTTTTCAGCGAGATACCGGCGCTCGTACTCAAGGGCACCTGTCACATCCGAGCAACCTTGTTCGAAGTCGGCCTCGGTGGGCGGCACAGTCAGCACGAATAGGTCATCGCTCTCCGGGTGCCACATCAGCCAGCGTTTACGTACTCGATCAGTGATCGCATTCAGGGTCCACCCATAGAACGGTGACGCCCCGTAGGTCAGAATTGCCTGGCAGTACAGGAAGAAGTCATTGTACATGCCGATGAACATGTCACTAATCTTCCAAACACCGAACCTGGACAAGACAGCATCGGCTTCAACTGAACCCCATTCGTTGCGAATACGATCAAAGAGCATCTGACAGTCCTCGAACGTTGCCATCCCTGGTTGCTTGTAGGCGATGCCGAACAGGGCGTCCTGAGCCTCGTAGGCGCTCAACGCTGGTAGGGGCTTCGGGAACGGCTGAACGCCCGTCAGGAGCGACGTGTGTTGTTTCCGCGCATCGATATTCGATTGAATTACGCTCACTTCATCCTCACTTTGTTGTCACGAGGCGGTTCATCTTTTTGACAACTTCATCCTGACGCGACGTTCCGCTGATGAGATGGTTGTTCCGGTAGTAGTTCCAGCGGAAACACTATCTCTTTCGATCCCACTCGTATCGACACACCACACCATGCTGTTTACCAGTGGCATTTGCTTCAGCGGTGACGTGGTGTATCGATGTCGAGGTCATCAGAGTTCACCGTCTTCCGGGATGACGCATTGACCGTGGGCGGCGAGCAGGGCA